GGTTTCAATTACTCTGACGTTTTTTATACCAGCTGCTCTTGCCCCAGCGATTGTTCCATTGCCAGCAAGAATACGATTCTCTTCGTCAATAACGATGGAACGGCCAGCACCATATTTTTGTAACGATTCTTTTATCAAAGCAGAGGAACGGTCTGTCCTTTTTCTTGCATTTTTGTGATCATTTTTAAGTTCGTTAATTTTCATGCTGCGTTTTTGAATTGATTATATTTTTTAATATGGTTATTGACAACGGCGGTAGGACATACTATTTGACCCATTTTTTGTATATCAAATTTAAAATCGTTGTAAATTTCATGAAAAGCATAAAAAAGATCGGTCACTAAGTTCTCGCCATAAAGGTGTGGATTTTTACCATGCAAATGAAAAAACCAACGAATCATGTCGTTGGCAGAGCAGACTTCAATTAAATTTATTGAGTATAACGGTTCATCATGGTCCCAAACACCAAAATGACAATCAGGCATCAAATCAAGTGAGTAAGACTTCTCATTTAAATACCAATCGCCCCAATTCATATGAACAGGCCAGTTATAACTTGTTAAGGTTGCAATCGAAACAGGAGCAGGGTGTAATTTAGAAAACTCTATATTTTCCCTTTTTTCTCTTGCCTGTGCCGACTCATACAATAAGTTTTTAGGAAGGCGGTGGTTCACTTTGGTTGAGTTTCATTGATTCAACAGTAGCTTTTTCTGTTGGAAATGAAAACAGCGAGGGAGTATTTTTTAAAGTTTCTTTGACAGTTTGTATAAAATATGGCAGTTCTTTCTTTGAATTGTTTATATTTTGCAGGCGATAATCGTTCATTAATTTAACACTTTGTTGCCAAGATTCCTTTCTTTTATTGTGCAACATCCTTGTTTCATCTTTAGATAAAGAAACGCCCAAAGTATGTTCGCCACTGGAAGTTACGATGGTTTTAATGTTACCTAAGGAGTCTCTATATCCAGAATTGATAACATTTTGTTCTTCATCTAATTGTTGATAAGCTTTCTTGCAATGGCATATTATTGCTGCATCAGAACCAGCAAACTTTCTGCCCTTTTCATCAATATCGTAATCATGCCAATAAAGTCGGTTAACTAATCGATCTGAATTGTTGACGATTCCTGTGTCGTAGCAGGCGTAGCATTCCTTATCAGGCGGATAAAAATTTATGGTTTTTTCCGTTAGTTTTCTTTTATAATTATTCATTTGGCTACCTCCTTGGATGACCATTTCTTTTCTAATTCATCAATAAAAATTTCTAAAGATTGTTTCCAGCCTTTCAATCTTCTAAATTGTCTTGGGTTTTCATAAGCTTGAGCAACCATCCTTAATAGAACTTTGCTTAATTGGTTAAAATCTCTTTCTTCTTTTTCCGCTTGGGATAGTTTTTGTCTTTTCATGGCAAGTTAAAAAGGTTGACCATTGGGTTTATCTTTTTCCCAATTTTGTTTTGGCAAATCGACTGTGCTTGGTAGGTAGGCTTCAAAACTTCCGTTTTTTAACCAACGATAAGCGTCAGGAAAAGGTGAGGCAAAGCCTCCCTTATTTTCAATTTGATGCTGATCAGTTATAGCTCTTTGCAAGGCTAAAGCAAGTGTTTCTGCAGAATGACTTTTTATAACGACACAATATTCTTCAAAGGCTCGTGGTTTTGTTTGACCCGATGCCCTCTTTTTAATTTTTAAATATTTCTGCCAAAAAAGCTCAAATTCTTCTGAATAAATCTTTTTCTTGGTTTTTTGTTTACTAGCTTTATTAATATTGTTATTTGTATCTTGTTTAATTACATCTTGTTTGATGGCATCTCGTGCTATGGGGGGGTGCATGATTTGCACTGGGGGTATGGCATCTGGTGCAGGGGTGCAGGATTTGCCATGCCTTTCAACACTAGGTTCTGGAACATTTGCCAAGTGCCAAATAGTCACTTTATATAAATTACTGCCCTGCTCACCATTTCTACCTTTTTGATGTCTTCTTTCCAGCCATCCCAAAGAGACGAGTTGATTTACAACTTTTTGTGCGGAGCGTTTTGACATGCAGGCAGACTTTGCAATCGTATTTAATGATGGATAGCACTGCTGATCATCTTTGCCTGCATAACTTTGGATAACCCATAAGACCGCCAATTGATATGGCTGTATTTTTCCTCTAAGATTTGTAGGTAAAGCAGTGAAGGGATAACCCTGTGGATTGAATGACATCTTTTATCTTTTCCGTTGATAATATTGAACCAGCACCCCAGGGGAGTAAACGACATATTGGTGGAGGCAGAATGATCGAGGTATGCAAGAGAGTAAAATCATGGCGAAGGGAAGTTAGCAAGGTGGCAAGAAAAGAGACAGAAACACCTATCGAGGGTGCTTGTCACGTTGGTTTGATATTTAGGTTTAGACGACCTAAAAGTCACTATCGCTCAAATGGACTGCTGAAGCAATCGGCTCCAGCTTATTTAATTGTTAAAAAAAATGACCTAGATAAGCTTGTTAGGTCAACTTTAGACGCACTTTCTGGGATTGCCTTTATAGATGACTGTCAAGTAACAAATTTATCAGCAACTAAAAGATACTGCAATGAAGATGAGGTGGTTGGTGCGGATATATTAATAAACAAGTTGTAATTCTAAATCGGGAGATCGATCAGCCCCTTGCCATGACTGCCCTGCCTTGCCCACGGTATCAATGGGTGTTTATAGCTTTCAGACCACTGCTTTTGTTGTCGTCAGGCTTCCCGATTTACTTTTATTATACAGTTTTTAGAAATTTAACAAGATAATAAGTTTTTTTAAGGTATAACACAGTCAGATAAACTTTTTGTATGCGTGTCCTTGTTGGTTGTGAATATTCAGGAATTGTAAGAGATGCCTTTGCTAGACGAGGTCATGATGCTTGGTCATGCGATATTTTAGATTCCGAAGCCCCAGGAAATCATATAAAAGGAAATCTTCTTGATTATTTAGATATGAACTGGGATTTGGCTATTTTGCACCCCCCTTGTACACATTTGTCAGTATCAGGTGCGAGATGGTTTGCGGAAGGTAGAAAGCCTATGCATTTAAGAGAACAGGCACTTAATTTTGTGCAGCAACTTATGAACGCTCCAATAGACCACATTTGTATAGAAAACCCTGTTTCAGTTATTTCTTCCCATATTAGGCAGGCAGATCAAACTATAAACCCTTATCAATTCGGTGATATGGAGTATAAAAAAACGTGCCTATGGCTTAAAAACTTACCAAAACTGAAAGATACAAATAACGTCTTGGAGGAAACAAAAAAGCTCCCCGACAGGATATCGAAGAGAATATGGTGGCTTGGCAGCGGTAAGGGAAAGGAAAGGTCAAAATTTTATAACGGAATCGCAGAGGCTATGGCAGAACAATGGGGAGATAAAAGTAAATTACCTCCCCCAGTTACTCAACTCGAACTTTTCAGCCAAGTTGCATTTTAAAAACTATTTATAAAGTTTTGTTGTAGCAGGCGATAAGCCAAGAAGCATTTAAACCTTTGAGGTCAGCGATATACATATCATCGGTGTAGGATTCGTCTTGAAACCATCTGTCCGTGAGTTCTGCCTTTGCTTGTTCAAATTGTTGTTTAGTCAAAAGTTCCTCCTTGAGTAAAGAATTGGTGTTCTAATTTAGTTAATAAAGCTTGCTCCTTTTTAACCCTTATTTTTAAGTGATCTCTAAAAGAAACATGGTCGTCAATAATATGTTGAGGGTCTTTTCTTTTTCTAGAGTGCTTAACACAATTTTTTATATCCTCTAAAGTTGACCTAGTTCCATTTAAATCAACTCTAGTAACAAAACAAAGATGTTCTAATTCTTCGGTAGTAAAGTTCATTTTGTCCTTAATCGTATTTGTGACCGACTTTGTTTTCGACATACATAGTTGTCCAAGTTCCAACCATGTCATCAAAGAAGCCAAGCTTTTGTTGAATTTCCCTTGCTTCCGAATACCTTTGTGGTTTTTCTTTTGCAAGCTTGTCCCATAAAATATATTTTTCTTGAAGTTCTTGTTTCTTTTTGGCTTTGTCTCCTTCAAACCAACTCTGCTCTGATTCGTATTCAAGCCAAGCTTCGTCATACATTTTTAAGAAGTTTCTTTGAGTATCTAGTATCCAATGGTGGATAAATAGATAATGTTCGGTGTTGTTCCAATCAACCCTTTCATCTCCTCCTCTTGCTTCTTGTTCAATGAATGCGTAGCAAGTCCTGCCAACTCTGAGTTCGCAGCAGTAGGAAATACCTTGTCTGCCCAATCTATGTTGAAGCTTAGAAACTGTAAGTGTTTTTGTTTTTGTTGAAGTAGTCATTTGTTTAGCAAGTAAATGAAGGCAATCTCTGCCTACTTAATATTACCTCGTTTCTTTATAAACGTCAATAAACCTAGATATACTCTAAATAAATATATATTCAGGTTGATTTAAGGTGATTCCAAAGTTATAATTTCAATAGTCAGAGATGACTTTTTATCCTTGCAATTTTTTAAAATGAGCAACTTATTTTTATACCTTGTAATTGGTGGAATCCTTTACACAGGTTTCAGCCAGGGGCTTGAGAAATCTACTCAAATTCACTGCAATACAGGAATACAAGCAGCCTGTGAGGAACTCATAAGATGATATCCTCTGATCCAGCGATCAAAAAAATGCCTAACGCTGAATATCATGCAAAAGATGATATCAGTGCAACTGACCTTAAAAACTGGGTTAAAACTTGCCCTAAGATTTGGCATCAGTTGAAATATGGGGATGGCAAAGTTGACCATGCCCCAGTAATAAAAAAGGCATTTCGAGATGGAGAATTGGCTCACGCCTTCACTCTTGAAACGGAAAGGGCTGCAAAAGAATATATTGTCTGCCCAAACAGAACAACAAAGGCTGGCAAGGCTGCAGCAGAAGAAATTATTGCTCAAGGCAAAGAACCAATTTCACAAGTTGAATATGAACTTGCCTCTTCTCTCGCAGCATCAGTCCACAATCATCCGCTTGCTTCTAAACTTCTTACCTATGGTCAGCCCGAACTTAGTTATTTCAAGAATGATCCCTCAACAGGATTGGCAGTAAAGGCTAGACCCGACTGGATAAACGGTGATATTATCGTTGACCTTAAAACCACAGGAGAAGGTGGAGCGTCACCTGATAATGCAATTAAAACAATTGCACGATATCTTTACCATTTGCAAGCAGCACACTATTTACAAGTAACACTTGCATCTGAGTTTTATTTTGTATTTGTTGAGAAGGTTTATCCTTTTGCAGTTGGGGTTTACTCCTTAGATGATGACGCACTTTGTGAGGGTCGTGCCTTACGACACCTTGCACTTACAGAAATAGCAAAATGCCACACCGATGGATATTGGCGTGGATATAGCGAATCTGTAGAAACTTTGTCCTTGCCTAACTGGGCTTATTTAACAAATTAACTATGGAAACCACTGAAACTAATCCAAAAATAAAATTTATTAAAGCTTTACAAAAAGCTCAAAAAGAATTTCCATCTTTAGGAAAATCTAAACACGTAAATCAAGGGGCATTTGGATACGATTATCTGCCACTAGAGCAGATGCTTTCATTGTTACAACCTGTCTTACATAAAAATAACTTTCATTTATCGCAAATTTTTGGCTACACCCCAACTGGACAGACTTTAATAAAGACAAAGTTAGTTCATGCTGATGGTCATGAAGAAATAAGTGAATTGCCTTTATTTTTACCCCCTAGAGATTTACAAAAGAAAAATGAAGCACATGTTTGGGGCGGTTCTGTTACTTATCAAAGAAGGTACAGTATTAAGTTAATTCTTGGACTTGAAACAGACATGGATAACAACATGGAAATTGAAGAAGAAAAACCAAAAAAGGGTCAGAAATCTTCTAATAATGCCTTAAGTCCAACCTCGGAAATTTATGAGCTTGCCTTTAAATGGATACAAAAAGCCACAACTCAACAGCAACTTGATCAAGTTAAGGAAAGGTTAGAGAGCAATTTAAAAGAGGGTAAAATTTCCCAAAACGATAAATTTAAATTGACTAACGCAATCGTTCAAAAGGAGGCTTCTTTGTTATGACAGAAGCCTTAACCTATCTTGACACCAATCAACTGGCAAAAAGATATGGAGTCCAATCAAACACAATTAAAATTTGGCGACATAAATCAAAAAAAGAAAATCGTCAAATAGGACCACCGTGGTATGAAATACCAAAACTGGCAGCCTCATCAAAAACTTTGAGAGTTCGCTATAACCTCGACCAAGTTATTGCTTGGGAAAAAGAAAACAACATCACACCAAAGGAGAATCTTTAATCATGGCTTTTGAGAACGTATTTCAAGGACGACTTGTCCTTTTTAATAATTCTAAAAAAGAATCACAGAACCAGCCCGATTTGACTGGTAATATAGAGTTTAGTCAAGCAGATGCATTAGCAATGGCTGAATGGATTACTGGACAGCCAGGCGAAGAAAATTATAAAGGAGAAAGAGTAATCAAAGTAAATGTCAGTGCTTGGCATAAAGAATCCAAGAAAGGCACTGGTTTTATATCGGGTCAAATGTCAGTTCAGAAGAAAGAAAGTAAAATGGATGAAATTCCTTTTTAATGACTAAGACAAAGTTTCCATCTAACCCATATATTGGGATGATTTATTATGATTTAATTCAAAAGAAAACCTATGAGTATATAAATAATCCCTTTTATGGTGTTATAGATGGATGCAAACCTCAGCCCTCATGGGTCGATATTACGCTTGAATTAAAATGAAAAAAGAACATTCTTCAGTAAAACTAAGAAAACTAAAAGAAATACGACGCAAAGATCTAGAAAGAAACTTTTTAGATGTGCAATTAAAAGGTCAAGATCACTACGTTTTTATTAAAGAAAATGGCAAAGCACAAGTTGTTTATAAAGAGGGTCGTTGGGTTAAAGAACATATAAGCACCGCAGTTTTAAAATTTAACTATGAAGTTGATAAAACAAACAATATGTTAATTAGAGACTTTGAAGATAAATATATTCAACAATATGAAAAAACTTTAGAATAATTTAAAACGTTTCTGTTTTTTTACTTTTTTAACAAACTGAATATCAATAAAGTGATTTAAGATAGATGATAAAAACATATCTTGCCTTAATTTATGTCTTAATAAGTGGGTGCAATATCTTTTTATATTATCGATATCTTCAGACTCCATAATTTGTCTGCACTGAAGCTCGACCTCAAGCTCCATTTCAGGAGGTGCTTTTTCAATATCAATATTAAGAAATTTTTTTATCATTTAACTGGAAAAAGCTTCTCTTCAATCATTTTGACTATTGCGTCATCAACATCATTGTCTGATTTTGAGGCCAAATCCTTTAATAAATTCAGAGCCGCTTTGCGTAGACTTTCACTTCTTCCGAAGCGGATGAATAAATTAATTAGAAACTTTGACATGAATTTTTGTTTTCTTTTCCTAACATAGCTAAATTGCTAGTATAAAACAAGAAAGTAAATTGTTATGGAAGAAGAAAAGCAAGAAAAAGAAGGCTTTGATTGGGGTGATCTGTTTGGTCATGGCGTCAGGTTTCTTATTTTAACTTGGAGTTTATCAATGATGACTTTGGGATACATGGGCAAGGTAAGGATTGATGGTGCGTTCACTGCTGGCCTGGTTTCAGGAGTCCTCGGCAGTTATGGAATTTCCGTAGGACAAAAGAAAGGTGGCAATAATAACAGCAATGGTCCTAAGATAGTGGATAATAGTAAAAATAAAGTCGGTATCAAATGAAAAAGCTCTTACTACTTGCAGTTTTATGTTCTCCAACTGCGGCATTTTGTGATATTCAAAGTACGATCACATCAAGTGTCAAATTGGAAAGTTTATCCGCTGCAACTTCAGCCGATAAAATTGGCTCGTCTTACAGCATAAGCGGAACTAATATAACAACTACAAGTGGAGATGCTGCAAGTGTGGGTGGTTTTGGATCTGTCACAAACGGAGTTCCAGCAGTAACCATGCCAAGTGCAACACAGACAACTGCTGGTGAGACTTTTAGTTTCACTCAATCTTATCTTGAGGGTGATGCTACTGCTGGATCAGCACCAACTGTCGGAACTGTTGGCAACTTCAGTGATTTGACTTCAACTGCCGCTGGGTCAGTAGGTACAGCAGCGGTCACTTTAGATCATCACACAATGTCTCTTACTGGTGGAACAGGAACTGGAGTTGTTCTTACTGGTCAATTTGTTACAGACTTAACTGTTGATTGATGTGGAAATATCTTCTTTTTATATTTTTTGTTAGTTCAGCACAAGCAATTCCTGTTGTGCCAAATTTCACGAGTGCTACAAGTACAAGCAGAAGCGTCACCACAAATAATCTCACAGAAAATATCCGAGAAGTTCGCTACAATTCAGGCTATACCTACTCGGTGACAGGATCTGGAATATCTTGCGGAAATTGCGACACAATTTCTATGCCCAATGCAACCGTTACTGAAACCATTAATGGAACGACTTATGAATGGACTGGTTTAAATATGGATCAAAAACCAAACTGGCAGCAAACCACACAAGGAAATGCTTTTCAGTTTTCAGAGTTTTACAAGGGACCTTCTTTGGAAAGCGTGATCGATATAACAAGAACGGTTCAGTCAGAAGTGGTTACAGATACCACTATTATCTTTTCCAATTAATAAGTCTTTTTTCTTGTTTGCCGAGTTACGCAAACACCTCAGCAGTTGCCAACCCTCAATCCAATACCAGTTCTTCAGTTTCTAATTTTGCAACCCAAGTTTTGACAGGCCCAATGACTGAAAATACTTATGGAAATGGAATAAAATGCTCAGGGGCCACATTAAGCGTCAGCCCATTTGCAACGACCTCAATAGCTGTCAAACGACCTCAAGACTATATTTACCACACGCCAGTTTACAATGAGGCCACAGACTCAGATGGAAACCTTACAAACCCAGGAGATATTCTTTTTTTTAGAGAAAATTATAGTGGCAACAAAGATGCGACTTCTTTTAACTTTGGGATTGCTGCAACCATATCTGTTCCGCTTGATAAACGCTTTCAAGATGCCTGTTTGAAAAGTGCTACGACTCAAGAAAAAATACAAAGACAAATATTATCAAAGGAAAGACTGAACTACGAATTGGCAAGATTGAAAAATTGTGGCCAACTTTATCGTGATGGAATCAGATTTACAAAAGATTCTAAATATTACTCTTTATGCGAGGATATAGAGGTTGTAGAGAAGATGGGTCAAGTTATACCGCATACTCATAAATTAAAATAATTATTTTTCTTTTTTCTTTGTCAGCTTTTTAATAACAGTTTTGATAAGGTTTTTAAGAAGATTGGCTATGATAGGACTTGAAGCCGCAGTAACAGCAATAATTGAAGTGTTGACAAGAATAGGAGGGCTAGGAATCCATTTTTCAATAAAGGTGGATGGTTCGTAGACTTCGTAGCAGACTTTTCCATCTTCAGAAAGTTTGTGGGATACAACTTTATCCAGCTTGAGATCATTTGCAAACGACCCTACAGGAATATTAGTCTCGTTAGGGCATTTAATAAAGAACTCTTTATCTTTTTTGACTTTGGGTTTGTATTCTGGCGGCTGAGGTATGTCTGGTTGCTTTTGCTCAGGCTGCTTTACAGGATCAGTTGGTATAAATTTGTCGGGATTATATTCAAGAGGTTCAAAAGAGGGAATATTAACTACTGGATAATCAAGCTTTGGCTTATCAATCAAATCAAGCGTTGTTGGATATTGTTCCCATGTTTTTATTTTTGGAATGTATATCTCTTTTATTTGTATCTGCGGTATATCAATTCTGGGGATTTCCAAGACGGCTTACCTGTTTCTTTGGTATTTCTATCGATGGACCAGTGAAATCAGGAAGCGTATTTTTCATGACGTTTGGCAATTTATTTTCTAAACTTCCCATAATTTTATTTTTAAGGGTTCTTTCAAACTCTGGACTTTGCATATAACGAATTGCAAGAAATGCACCTACTGACATTGATGAAACCATCAAAAATGAGATAATTGATAAAGTATTAGCTATCTTTTGAAACATGATAAAGTTTGCAATTTTAAAGGCTATGTCAGTTATGAGCATAGCCGTATTACTGTTAATTATAGGTCTATCACCTCTGTACGTCACATTAGGAGTAATACAACGTCAGATGTTAGAAAAATCTAATTAAAATGCAACCCCAGTAGCTTGTACTGGTGTATTTATAAGGTCAATCTCTGCTTTTAGTCCAGCTTCGATAGCAGCGACAGCATCCGTTCCAAGTGCATCCTTTACCCAAGTTATCATGGTTGCACTATCAGGTGTTTTCTTAGATGTGTCGTAGGCAATGAACCCAGAAGGTAATGACTCAGGCTTGGTATATGTAACCTCACCTGTATGCCTTGCCTTTTCTTCTGTGCCATCCATTCCTTTTACTCGATAGACAACATTTGTAAAATAACCATCAGCAACATCT